TATATGTGACATCATTTAGAATAATAGGAATATCTTTAAGAATACCTAGTTCGGCAACAGGATTTACAGTCAATGTAAAATCTGGTTGAAAATATGGCAAAATCTGTTCAATAATTTGATTACCATCATCGATTGTCTTGGTATAGATGTTCAACTCAAAATTGAAATCGTATGGAACAGCCATAAATGAAGAAGACATTCCATTAACACCACCACAATTATATTGTTTAAGAAGAGAGTTTTGTTTTCTACTTACATCATACGTAATACCAGCAGGAGTCAACTCAAATGACATTCTAGGAAGAGTTGTTTGTGTTGGTCTCAATAAATCAGGATCAGATGCATATCTGGTTACAAATTTGTCTTTGGGAGCATAGATAATTGGAACTTTGATTCTTTGTATTTCTACATCAGTATCTTTTTCACGTCGAACAATAGTCACATTATTGAAAAGTGTACCAAACAAAACAACATATTTTCTTATGATCTTATAGTAAAAAGGTGATGTTAACATTTATGGCCTTCCAAAAGGATTAATCTCTGAGAAGTCAATTATGTTATTGGCTTCGTTATCAATTTGTTTGTTGTTGAATAGATCATAATAAACGTGATCACCCATTGTATCTGTCGAGACTGGAATGGCTCTAGTATTAGAATCAAAACCAATAACATTAGATGTGGTATTAAAGGTTCCTTTAATATCAATAAGATATAATTTACGTGAATTTCCATCCCAGTTACTGACCTTGGCTGTGGTATTGGCAGTCAGGATATTAGTTCCTTGATATACAAGCTCACCTATGTTATAATGACCTGTTCCTCCCATAACAAGTTCTATATTATAAGATACTTCAGAATCAATTTGATCCACTTCACTAACACCTGTTTCAATTTTTTCATTGTTATAACGAAAGAGTTCACATCTTAATTCGTAAATATATGGTAGTCTCTTACCAACACTAAAGAACATCAAGTTTTCTTCAATGAACTTAATTTCAAAAATTCGTTTCATTACAGGAACATAAAGAAGATCGCCTTCTCTAGGACGAATTGTTATGTTACTAGGAACATACCTATCGAAGGTTCTTTTACTAAGAATAAAGTTTGATCCTTCTCTCTTCTCCAAACCGAACTTAGAAAAGAAGTCATTATCTCCCTCAAAACCATCAACATTGGATATATACATTTCCATTTGATAAGCACGTTCAAATCTAGAAGATAGATTTTCACCAAACAAAAGGTCTGTGTCTTCCCATGCTTCACGTGGTAGATAATATATATCGTGTCCAGTAATTTTAATAGACTCAACAAGCAAATCTTCAAATAGAAGTTGTTCACTGGTTTTGGTAGCACTGAAGTTATTGAAATATTTTGAAACTGCCATATAAATTAGCCTAATATAAAAGTTGGTGGCTCTTGATACGTGTCACGAATCAACTGTTCTGTTTCTGCTATTTCTTGAACTGCTTCATTGAAAATTTGTTGACCGTTCATCATAATACCACCAGGAAGTTGCATACCCTGAAACTTCTTCATATTGGTGCCCCATTGTTTTTTGATATAGGCAGTAGAAAGTTTCTTGAGTAGACGATCATTCCAAACTTTGACATAATTGGATGGATCAACGATAATAAACCCTTCAATGATTATCCATTCACCAACATCTATTTTAAAGTCCCATCCCCAATCAATAAACAATTTATTGGTATGTTTATTGAATCTGATTGGTGTTTCACCTGAAAATAGTAGGTCAAGTGTACGAATATGTTGTTGAGTTAGTACATAGTTCACATAAGAGGTAGAAGTGAAATCATATAATTCATGCAATCTTAATTGATAACGTAGATCGAACATATTAACGGAAGCATTGGTTGAACTAACAGGAAAGATTCGAGTTACACCAATAATGCCATCTGGTATGGGGATATATTGATTTAGTTTATCAGTATCAGATATTTGATGTTTGAGGTATGTCCTTTCCATAGAATCAAAATGGAAATCTTGAAAGTATTGAAGAGATTGATCTATGGCATCATCAACTTGATCGTCATCTACGTTAATATCGATAACAGGAAATCCAAGTTGACGTAGACACCAGTCTTTATGTTGTTCTCTTGTGGATGGAATAGACATCTTTATCCTATTTAATAATATGAACAATACTATTTATATAAAGCACCCACATTACATGTTTTCATTTTTCATTAGTTCTTCAACATATGAATTTAGACTATTCATTCTAGATTGTACTCTATTGAATGTTGTACTAAAGTAATTCTGTTGAATAATCAAATCATAAGTTTTTTCTGCATCTGTTTGTGAAATCTGCATAAATTTAGCTAGAATTTCTGATGCTTCTGTTTTGTTGGCCTTCAACCAATAAATGGAATCGTCCCAAATATTGACTAATTTCTTGGCTAGTTCAGGATTGCTCTGTTTAAATTTGGTGTTAATGGCCAATCCTTGAAAGGGAAAATCTGGTAATACATCATGAACATATCCGATATGAGCAAATCCTTTTTCATATGCAATAAAATTTCTAGGTATGGGCATAATACCAGCATCAGCTCTACCCAACAAAACATATTGCAGTCTCTGATTACCATTAACAGCATTGATATAGCTAAAACGATTGGGGTCTTCACCTTTATTTCTTAAAATTGCTTGGGCAAACAGAAAAGATGGCTCTGATTTGGTTGATATTGCAACTGTCTTGATTTCTTTTAGATTGTCTGTTTTACCAAAAAGAGCCAAAAATGCTCCATTATTAATACGTTCAATATCAATATGAAAGCCCTTTTGATGTACAATCATTGCATCTACAATAATCATTTGATATGCAAATTGTGCTTCACCCCGGCCAACCATAGAAGCAACTTCTTGATTCTTAGCTAAAGGCATAACATTTACTTTAATATCAGCTTTACTAAAAGACCCTCTATGTTCAGCTATAAGATATGGCCAATCATGGGCTGATGGTGCAGCCGAATTAGCCATATTCAATACGGTTTGAGCATGCGACATCTGTGCAAAAAACAAAAACAAAATAAATATAATAATTCTCATAGTTAATCCTTTCAAATTAAAGAGCCATCTTCCAAAACAAAATTCCACCTAGTAAATCCATACAAATGCTGTGATGGTTTTGTTTTTTTGTTTTCATAATAGTACTTATCAGGAAAGGCATCAAAAATGATTTTTTTCATTGGTAGTTTCATCAAACCATTACCGTAAGGTGCTTCATTCGAATAAAAAGTCCATTGTTGAAATGGTATGGTATCATAGAATATAGTACTTTTGAATTGTCTGGTATGACCAACGAATTGCTCATAATGCCAACGAAAACATATTAGATAGAATCTTTGATAATCAAAAAATGTTTGAAGCTTACCAGGATAAACATCCATTACTGGTTTGGACCATTCAATAAATTCTTCACCCATTCTTGGATGAACATTGATATAATTGGTATATGGATGTTCCCAAGTATCAAATGGAAAATTATGATTGGTTGATCCTTGTCCCATAATATGATTACCCAAAAGACCAGATAAGTGTATTCCTTCTGTTGTTGTTGGTCTTGATGTGCTTAGTTTATCAAATTGCCATTGACAATTATTACGAACATATTCTTCAAATATAGTTCCACTTTCAACTATTGATGTATGAGTGAAATGAACAGTATACTGTTTCTTATCAACATTTTCTCTAAAAAATGAAGCAAGAATACAAGTGCTATCTATTCCACCACTCCAATATAGATGTATATGTTTTCCAGTATTTACCAATTCCTTTGTTCGTTCTGAAACGATCTGTTCAAAGGTTTTTGGTTGATAAGGTTCATTTAAAGGAAGTGGAAACGGATAAGAAGTTTTGAATGGAGAAGGTAATATTCCTGTTCTATCAAAAAACAAATTAGTTAATTTGTTATTGGAAGATAACCAACACCGAATGTTTTTGTGATTGAAATATTTAGATTGCTTATATTGATTGTCAATTTTGTGATAATTATGAAAAGCAGAAGCATTAATCAGTACGATCATTTAAATAAATCTTTCCATCAAGCATTTCAAAATAGACTTTACCTTCTAGACAATTATTTCTTGCTCTAACTAGATCATCAGGAGTTTTGCTTATAATCAATTCTTCTGGAATCAAAAGATGCCAGTCTTTAATGATCTCAATTTTTTTATCAGTCATTGAATTAATGTGAAAGCAATTTGTTGCTATTAAAAACTTCGCATCATGATATTTAACTTCCCAAAACCATTGATCAATTAGAGGTGTATTCTTCATCAGGTAAAATTTTTTCTTTTGTTGTTAATTGTTCTGTTCTAAAAAAGTTAGCAGCAATACAAATTCTATTATCATTTGAGAGATTTCTTTCTGTATAATGTAGCATATATCCAGGAAAAAATATTAGTGCTCCTTCCTTTGGAACAAATCTAGCAGACGTAGCATTAAAAGCTGATTCTTGACTGAATATATTATATTCTATTACTGATCCTCTAGGATCAACTAAAATAAGGTCTCCCCCGTTTTCAGGGACTGAAACATAAAAAACACAAGCCAACAATGAATAACCGTGATGATGAATATCAATATTTTGTCCGGTTTTATATAATTGAACCCAACCTCTACCCAAATGAATAGATGTTTCTGGTATATATCGATTTATATATTCAACAGATTCTTTTTCTATATAAGTTTTAAGTTGTTGAATATACTTGTTTTGATTATTCCAAACATTACTGTCGTTATAATTAAAACTGGTATATTTTAAAAACTTGGCAATATTCTTTCCTTCTTCATTATATACAATTCTAATGTTAGATGGAAATAATTGCAGGTCTTTATATCCAATATCATAATCAAGATTCATTTGTTACCCAACAGTATATTTAATTTCTGATGCTCCTGAATAGTTTCTCCAACCAGCTTTAACTTTAAAGGTGTCTCCCGGTTCTAAGTCTAGAGCACGAACAATAATATTTGCACCATTAGGTGTCACAGTAACTCTTTGCTTGTTTACATATCCACCAGTTGTTTGTATATAAACATTAGCAGTATAGTTTTCCAAAACACTATTAGTTTCTGGATCAATAAATTCAATATTAAGTGTTTCTGACATATTAGACTGAATGATATTATTTCCAGTTAATTTAATTTTGGGAAAATAACTGAAGTAATCATCTGTTCTTTTTTGAACAGACCAAGATGTTGTGTCTTGTGCTGTAATATTACAATCAAAAAAAGTGTTTTTAGGATATGAGAAAGCAACACGGTATTCATTAAAAGTTTTAGGCAAATTTTTGTAACTAAAAGCACCAAAAAGAATAGTGCTTCTGCTAATTTCAGCATCTCTAGCAGTCCATGACTTTCTGTTGATTGTTTCAACAAATTTGTTAAATGGACCTATGATTTTTCCATCATGTGTTAGAAACAAATTAAACAACACTGGTCCTTCTACTTCAGAAGAACTAAAAAATACAGTATTGAGATCAAGAGTTCTCTTATCGGATAATTTCCAATAACTATTCTTTCTATCAATTTTTAATTGCTCTGATGTGAAATTCTGATTATAATCAACATCTTTCAAATCTACACTACTTAAGACTCTTTGTGCATCTTCATCATTCATTGCATAGGTATAGTTTTCAGAATTTTCAAGAAAATTCCAAAAAACAGCAGCAGTCATTTTAGAATCAGAAATATAAAATTTCGTATGTACTAATGGTGATTCTATATCTGCTCTACACAAAACTGCATTTGTTTTCATTTACTTTTCCTCTGAATGAGTTATTTGTGGTCTAATCATGGTGCCTTCTATTTTCTCAAGTACCATCCCTGTGAGATGAAATAATGTTCCTGCCATAATAGCTTTGTTATATGCAAATTCGGCATTACATGATGCTGCCCAATCATTTCCTTCCAAATACATACAAGAACCTTTACACAATTGAAGTACTGGACAAGATTGGCATTCTTCACGAAAGCTCCAATGAACAGATGTATTTAGAGAAATCTTATCAAAAGAACGAACATGACCAATTTTATGTTCGGATTTACCACCAACATTTTGACAGGTTAAAACATTTCCCAATAAGTCTACAGCCAATTGATCTTCTCTATCCATTCCACACTTTTGATATAAAGCAGTAGATGGTCGTCTTTTGGAAAGTGATAAAACAAAGTCATTCATTCTATCAGCAATACTTCCTGCTATGGCAGTTTTATATATCAATTGTAGTGTTAAATTTCTAGTTAAATCTTGTAGTTGTTCTTCAGTAAACATTGAATCACTGTTATTATTGTGATTGTGTACAACTCCTTCAAATGTAACTGGTGTTAGTGGATAAATTTCCTTGAACCAAGATATAACTTTTTCAACGTCATATGATTTGGTTGTTAATACTGCATTGAAAGACATTTTTTGTTTTTCACCCAAACGAACTACAGCATAATCTATATTTTCTTTAATTTCAGGATTTTCAAAAGGATCATCCCCTCGTACACTTTGACCTGGACCATCATGTGATATTCCAACATTAAAATCCCAATCAACTAATTGATCAACAATTTCTTTGGTTAGAAGTGTTCCATTGGTAATCATTAACAATCTTGCATTGGGATACCGATTTTTTAGTTCAGGAACCAACACTTCAAGTTTTTTCCAATATAACAGTGGTTCACCACCCCAAAATTCAATTTGATTAGGTGTTCCTTCTAACCAAGCATCAAGTGTTTTGAGAAAAATTTGTGCATCTGCAACAGAAGATGCTGATGCTTTATGAATATGTGATGATTGCAAACAATAAGAACATGAATAATTACAACCAAGTCCCAACTGAATTTTGAGTCTTGAAGGTGCCTTTACCTTTTTACCAGGAAGTTCTTTATTGATTGTAATTGCAGCATTCCATTTTGTATCTTCAGGTGTAAATAGAGGAATATCGTTTTCGTCTGTCAAAGATGAAGTGTGCTGATCATATTTCAATAGCTTTTTATTGCCATCTTTATCACTCATATGCAAAATAAACATATTATATCCTCTTTAGCAATTACAATTAAATGAGTTGGGACAATTACAATTACAATTCCATGCTGTTCC